TGTGTGTATAATAGATAGATATACAGTAGTTACCAATGGGTCACACAGATATATAACGAAAAAAACCATGGACATTCACGGAAACTACTGGTTTATAAGGAAAAATTACATGGCAATCAGAGAAATACACGGATCTATCGGCAAAGAAATGATCAATGGCAAGTTTTATAGCATGTCAAAGTCTCGCCATGCACAGATATTCGGTAAAAAAAAGGGAAAAACAAATGAAATCAATGAACTATCCAAAAAAAACGAACAAAAAACCAAAAAGTAATAAAAAAAAATCTAAAAAAACTATGACAACCACTAAAAAAGTGGGCGGCATGGGCTATTAAAAGGAGAAGACTATGGCAGCAAGAGACGGAGGTAATCCAGGAGGCAGATCATCAGGTCCAGGTGGACGTGGTGGCAGAACAGGCGGACGTGGAACGGGCAGTAGAGGTCCAGGCGGAGCTGGTGGTAGACAGAGTAGAGGCGGACGTGGCCCTCAAATGGGAAAAAGTGCGGGTAGCCGTAGTAGAGTTCGTGATATTGGAGGCAAACGTAATCCTCCTAAAGCACCTGCTACTCAACCTTTTACAGGTAGAAGTAAAAAGGCTGGAGAAACAAAAATTGTTCCATTAAAGATGGTTGCCTTTGATGAGGCTATAGCAGCAGCACAGAAAAAAGCTAATGAAGCAACTACAGCAGCAGCTAAAGCAGCAGCAGCTAAAGCTCTAGCAGCAGCTAAAGCAGCTAAAGCAGCAGCCATAGCAAAAGCAGCAGCAGATAAAGCTGCAGCTAATAAAAGAGAACAAGCAAGAACTAAATCAGGTAGAGATAGAGCAGTAGCTAATGCTGGAAAAGGCGGATCATCTGTAGGCAAAGGTGCTGGAAATAAACAAGGACAAACTCGTGGTGGTCCAGGTAAAGGACGTTCATCTGCAGGTAGTACATCAGGTAGTCGAGGCCCAGGTGGCAGAGGCGGACGTAGTAGTAGCGGTCGTGGAGGTCGTGGCGGCGGCGGCGGAGGCGGAGGCGGCAACAGCGGTGGCGGTCGAGGTGGATGCTTTATAGCTGAAACTCTAGTACAAATGCTAGACGGAACTACTAAACCAATTATTGATATTCAAGTAGGAGAACATACTAAAGGTGGTATCGTAGAATCTAAAATGGAATTCTTACCTACTAGCATCTATAATTATAAAGATGTTCAAGTATCAGGATCTCATTGGGTTATTGAAGATAATCAATTTACAGAAGTAGAAAATAGTAAGCATGGAATCTTAACAGATAAGATTGAAACTGTGTATTGTTTTAAAACATCTGAAAATAGAATATGGGTAAATAACATAGAGTTTGGAGATTATGAGTCAGGATCACAAAAAGATTGGGAGCCTCACTTTGAACAAGTTAAACAAAAACTAAATAAAGAGTTATTAAATAATAAAAACATATAATGACATTTTTAGAATTATCAGAGTTACTAAATAAAAGATCAAAGGAGCAAGCCCATGCAACTAGACAACGGACTCGGACTAATAATAGAAAAAGAAAAAAAGCCAGCAGGTTGCAAGAACTGCAATCATAGCTGCCACTGTGGTAACAATGGAGTTTGTGTAACATGTAAGTGTGCAAACTGCGAGCACAATGCATTAGATGAATTTTATAATAACTTAAAGTAATATGGCAAAAAAAAGTAAAAAAGGAAAAGCAACGCCAACTAATCCATCACTATATGCAAGAGTGAAGGCAGAGGCAAAGCGTAAGTTTAAAGTATACCCATCTGCTTATGCTAATGGCTGGTTAGTCAGAACGTATAAAAAAAGAGGTGGTGGATATAAGAGTTCCTAATGGCCAAACCACAAGGAGGATTAACAGCTTGGTTTGGTAAAGGACCCAAAGGAGATTGGGTTGATATAGGAGCACCAAAGAAAAAAGGAAAGTTTCAAGCCTGTGGACGTAAGTCTGCAAAAGGTGGAAGTAAAAGAAGCTATCCTAAATGTGTACCAAGATCTAAAGCTAAGTCTATGTCATCAGGACAAATTAAAAGTGCTGTATCTAGAAAAAGATCTAAAGCACAAGGAGTAGGGGGCAAGCCTACTAATGTTAAAACGATAGCTAAAAGAAAAACAAATGGCAAAAGATCCAAAAAAAGGAACAGGTAAAAAACCAAAAGGATCTGATCGTAGATTGTATACAGATGAAAATCCAAAAGATACAGTCAAAATAAAATTTGCAACTCCAGCTGATGCAAGAGCAACGGTTGCAAAAGTAAAAAGAATTAAAAAATCATATGCTCGTAAGATACAAATTTTAACAGTAATGGAACAACGTGCAAAAGTTATGGGTAAAACTAAAGTAGTTAGTATTGCCAATAAAGCTAAACAATCATTAAAAAGGAAACACAATGTCAAAAAGACTAACAAATAAACAAATGAAAATAGCAAGGGTTGCACAGCCTCGTAATAGAATTACAAAGGCAGACTTTATTAAATTAAAGAATCCAAAGAAACCTAAGAAGAATGGCTAAGTCACCAGCATGGCAACGTAAAGAGGGCAAGAACCCTAAAGGCGGACTGAATGCTAAAGGACGTGCAAGTTATAATAAAGGCAAGACTAAGACTGGCAAAAAAAGAAACCTTAAAGCACCAAGTAAAGTTAAAGGTAATAAAAGAAGAGCATCATTCTGTGCTAGAATGAAGGGTATGAAAAAGAAATTAACCTCTGCTAAGACAGCAAGAGATCCTAATTCAAGAATTAATAAATCATTAAGAGCATGGAATTGCTAAAGGAGAATATATGGAAAAACTAATGTGGATTAAAAATAAAGTTATGGCTATGCCAAAGCATAAACAAATTGCTTTAGCTATAGCTGTTGTTGCAGTAGTAATTATTGTATGCTTCTAGATAAAAAAGAAACAACAGAATTAACTGAAAAACAAAAGATATTTCTCTCTGCTCTATTTGGTGAAGCTAATGGCGAACCTAGAGCAGCTGCTGAAATTGCTGGCTATGCTCCCACCTCATATCCGAAAGTGGTACATGGTCTAAAGGACCAAATTATAGAACGTGCCGAAACGGTATTAGCAGCTCACTCACCGAAAGCTGCCTTAAGTATAGCCAACGCAATAGATGATGATGGCTCTATACCAGGAGCGAGTATTAGAATGGAAGCAGCAAAACAAATACTAGATAGAGTAGGTCTAGTTAAAAAAGAGAAGATAGATATAAATGCCAAAGTTGCCCATGGTATTTTTATACTACCAGCCAAAGAAGCATAATGAAAACTATGCTATACAAAGTATATATTTGGTCAGGTAAAATACATAGTTGGTCGTGGACAATGTTATATGGGAAACGAAACAATGAGTCTAGGACATAAAAAAAGAATTGCAAGAACTGTTCCATTTGGTTACAAAGTAAGTGAACAAGACGAGAAATTATTAGAGCCGATCCAAGAGGAACTCGAAGCTATAGAACAAGCAAAACAATATATTAAAAGTTGTTCCTATCGAGAAGTTGCTGGATGGATGGAAAGAAAAACGGGTAGATACATATCTGCTCCTGGCTTAAGGAAGGTGCTGTCAAGAAGTGAATGATATACCACCACCTAAGAAAAAAAAGAAAACTATAGCTAAAGCAAAACGATCTGCTAAAGCTAGCATTAGTGATATAGCTAAACAAGTACAAAAAGCAAAAGATGATTATCACAATGCACAAAAAAAGTTAAAGAATAAAAAAGAAGCTATTAAAAAAGCTGATGATATTATAGAAGGTAAGCAAGGTCTAGTAGTTGAAGATGAACTAGATAATATACCACCTAATGTACAAAACGCAGTTAAAGAACAAGAAGTTATATTTGAACCAAACAGTGGTCCACAAACACAATTCTTAGCTGCATCAGAACGAGAAGTATTTTATGGTGGAGCAAGAGGCGGAGGTAAGTCTTATGCAATGCTTATTGATCCATTACGATATTGTGATAGACAGAAACATAGAGGTTTATTACTAAGGCGTTCAATGCCAGAATTGAGAGATTTAATTAATCACTCACAACAATTATATCCTAAAGCATTTCCTGGTGCTAAGTGGAGAGAGCAAGAAAAGGAATGGAGATTTCCATCAGGAGCAAAGATAGAATTTGGATATGCTGAAAACACTACTGACGTACTTAGATATCAAGGTCAGTCTTATACATGGATTGGAGTCGATGAGCTACCACAATATCCCAATCCAGATATATATAATTTTTTAAGATCATCTCTTAGATCAGTAGATCCAGAGATACCAGTATACATGAGAGCAACTGGCAATCCAGGAAACGTAGGATCAGGATGGGTAAAAGAAATGTTTGTAGACCCAGCAGTTCCTAATACAAGATTTGATATTGAAATACAAACACCAGTTGGTACAAAAAAAATAACAAGAAGATTTATACCAGCTAAACTACAAGATAATCCTTATCTAATGCAAACAGAGGATTATTATATTATGCTAGCCTCTTTGCCTGAAGTGCAAAGAAAACAATTTTTAGATGGTGACTGGAGTGCATATGAAGATGCAGCATTTCCTGAGTTCAACAAAGTAAATCATGTTGTAGAACCTTTTGAGATACCTAGAAATTGGCATAAATTTAGAGCATGTGACTGGGGTTACTCTTCACCTGCTTGTGTACTATGGTTTGCTATAGATTTTGATGATAACTTATATATCTATAGAGAACTATATACAAAAAAAGTTGTAGCAGATGTGTTTGCAACACAAGTTTTAAATTTAGAATACAATGAATATATAAGATATGGTGTTCTAGATTCAAGTACTTGGGCAAGAAGAGGTGATGTCGGTCCAAGTATTGCAGAGACAATGATCAATGCAGGATGCAGATGGCGACCATCTGATAGATCACCAAGAAGTCGTATAAATGGTAAACTAGAAATACATAAAAGATTATCAGTTAGAGAAACTAATGATGGAGAGAAACCTTCTTTATTTATTTTTAATAATTGTATAAACTTAATAAGAACACTACCTCTGTTACCGTGTGATAAAAATAATCCAGAAGATGTTGATACTCACACAGAAGACCATGCGTACGATGCTTTAAGATATGGATGTATGTCTCGCCCCATTAATCCTCACGGTCATGGTTTTTCATCATTTGATAATAATGTAAACTATACACCTTCTGATAAAATGTTTGGATATTAAAATGGAGCTAAAGAATAAAAAGTTAAGAGTTGGATTTCAAGATCTAACAATTAAAGTAGAGAGTCCTTCTTTTACGAAAGATAATCTTACAGACTGTTATGGTCAATACATTCAGCGTGAAAACGCTATACAAATAAATGAAGGTTTAGAGCCTCATGATTTGTTAAACACAGTTATTCATGAAGTTTTTCATGCATGCACATATGTTAGTGGACTAACTCAAAAAGATAATCCATTATCAGATGACGACAAAGAAGAAACAGTAGTTAATAATTTAGCTAATACGTTTCATGTTGTCTTAAGGGACAACCCATGGCTTATTAAATTTATACAAGAAGCCATAACAAAATCAAAAACTAAGGAGAAATAAATGCCAAACATAATGCAAAAATATAAACAAGGCGATCTAGATGAAGTAAATACTTCACCCAATAGACCTGCTAATAATATGCCTAAAGTTGAAGAAGGTGGAAAAAACGAAGACGCACCTAAAGTAAAAACTAATATGGTAGACAACAGTGTGTTTTCAAAAGCAGACGAACGAGACTATTAATAAGTTAGGACACTAGATGGCTAAGATAGATCTATCCGATGATACAATCGTAGGAGTAGAAGAACCAGGAAAAGACGAAACGGTTAGAAATGATTTTTCTAGTTTAGAAGGTGTCATTAAATCTCGTTTTCTAAGAGCAGAAGATGCTAGACATTTTGATGAAAGCAGATGGTTAACTGCATATAGAAACTATAGAGGAATCTATAGTGCTGATATGTCATTTACTGAAAGAGAAAAGTCTAGAGTATTTGTTAAGATAACAAAAACAAAAGTTCTTGCAGCATTTGGACAGTTAATCGAAGTGCTATTTTCAAGTGGATCTTTTCCTATTGGTGTAGATCATACCCCAATACCTGATGGTATATCTGAATATGCTAGAGTAAAAGGTGAAGAGGAAGAAGAGAGACCATCAAGAGATGAGAGCAATATAGTAGATCTATATGGTTATCCTGGTGATGGTAAAGAAATGCAAGCAGGTACAACAACTGCTGATTTACTTAGAGGACTATCAAAAGACTATGAAGGAATAGATTTTGCAGAAGGAGCATCTCCAGAATCTCCAAAGATTCCACAGATAGAACCTGCAAGAGAAGCTGCTGCTAACTTAGAAAAATTAATTAATGATCAACTAGAAGAAACTTCTGCAATAACTATCTTAAGGCATGTTCTATTTGAGATGGTTTTATTAGGAACTGGAGTATTAAAAGGTCCATTCACTGATGAAAAAGTTTTACATAGTTGGGATAAAGATCCAGAAACAGAAGAACAAATTTATAATCCAAAAGTAAAAATGGTGCCTAAATTAGAAGCAGTTAGTATCTGGGATTTCTATCCAGATCCTGATGCTACTAATGTTGATGATTGTGATTACGTAATTCAAAGGCATTCATTTAATAGAGGACAACTAAGAGGTTTAGCTAAAAGACCATTTTTTAGACCAGATGCAATAGCATCTTGTTTACAAATGGGAGAAAACTATGAGGTTCGTGGATTTGAAACTGCATTACTTGATAGAGAGAATGTAGATGATCTTCAAAAAAATAGATTTGAAGTCTATGAATATTGGGGAACAATGGACAGACAACTTGCTGAAGAGGCAGGGCTTGAGTTTAGTAAAGAACTAGAAGAGTTAGATGAAGTACAAATTAATGCATGGATATGTAATGGTAAACTTTTAAGATTAGTTTTAAATCCATTCACTCCTGATAGAATACCTTATCATATTTGTCCTTATGAAATAAATCCATATCAATTCTTTGGTGTAGGCATACCAGAAAATATGGAAGATGCACAAATGGTAATGAATGGTCATGCAAGAATGGCTATTGATAACCTAGCATTAGCAGGTAATTTAGTGTTTGATATAGATGAAACACAATTGGTACCAGGCCAAGATATGTCTATACATCCTGGTAAAATATTTAGAAGACAATCTGGTGTTACTGGAACAGCCATCAATGGTATTAAGTTTCCAAGTACAGCAACAGAAAATTTACAAATGTTTGATAAGTTCAGACAACTAGCAGATGAGTCTACAGGTATACCTTCGTATTCTCATGGAGCAACTGGAGTACAATCAACCACAAGAACTGCAGCTGGTATGTCTATGCTTATGGGAGCAGCTGCATTAAGTATTAAAACAGTAGTAAAAAATATAGATGATTATTTATTAAGACCCCTTGGTGAATCATTATTCTCATGGAACATGCAATTTAATAGTCAAATGGAATCAATAAAAGGTGATCTTCAAATTAAAGCAAGAGGTACATCTTCTTTAATGCAAAAAGAAGTAAGATCACAAAGACTAATGACATTTATGCAAACAGCAAACAATCCTAATATTGCACCGTTTGTAAGATGGCATTCAGTCTTAAGAGAGATTGCAAAATCTTTAGATATTGATCCAGAACAATTAATTAATGATCCAGAGAATGCACAAATTTTTGCAAAAATAATGGGGATGACAAATGGAAATCAACAAACTCAAGGCCCTGGTGGACAACCACCAGGCATGGAAACTGCTGGAGGAGTACCTCCAGGAGCAAATCCAGCAGACGCAACAGGAGCTGGAGGTGGCAACATCGGAGCTGGAAGTGTACCGCAGCCAGGGGAAGATCAATTCGCTTCGCAAGCTGCTATGCCTCAAGGATCAAATCAGAACCAACAAGGATAATAAGAGTAGAGGATATTTTAAAATAAATGACAATACAAGCTAACCCACCATTACCAGATCCAGTAACAGGCAGAATGCCTCAGTATACACAAGTATTGCAACAAAATAGTAATGGGCAATGGGTAGTAATGTATGATGTAGCAAACGTACAATCTACATCTAATATAGGACCAATAACTCCTGTTGATCCAGGGTTTACAACTCCTATAGAAGAGTTTCCAGATCCCGTACCAGAAGATCCTGTTGTAACCGATCCAGTACCAGAAGATCCTGTATATACAAATCCAGATATACCAGAAGCATTTGGAGGTGGTGGTCGTGATAACAATCAAAGTATGGGACCAACAGGACCAGGAGCAGTTCAACTTGGTGGAAGTTGGTTTGATGGAGAAACAGGACAACCTCTTGGTGATCTTGCAAATTCAGCATATAATGCCCTTACAGGTGGTATACCTGGAATAGGAGAAATAAGTGTAGTTGGAAAAGTTATAGGGGCAATGGCTAAAGCAAATATGAGAAATGCATATGCAGATATGACAGATGAAGCTAGATCAACTATGTTTGGTAGTGAGATAGGACAAAAAGCATTAAGTGAAATGTCAGTAGAAAAAAGAAGTAAATTAAAAAAAGATTTGCAGAAAAAAATGCAAAGAAGAAATAAAGGTTTAAATGTAGGTTTTGATGTACACCCAGATTATTCTTATGATGAAAATCAAAGAATTCGTAATGACATAGATATAAGAGATATTACTGGCGAAGTAGATTTAAATAAACCTGCTGGTGATAGTAACTTTGGTGTAGGAGAAGGTGCCCCTCCAGGTACAACAGGTCCAGGCGGAACTGTTGGTGGAGGATCTCAACCTCAAGGACCATTTGGTAGAACTGGAGGCGGTAGTACAGGAACAGGAAGTACAGGAACAGGAAGTGCAGGACCAGGAGGTGCAGGAGGTAGACAAAAAGGTGGACCTTCAGGCGGAACATCACCAGGAAGTAAAGGCAGAGATGGCG